CGACATTTAGATTGACGGCGGATGCAGGAGCTGTACTACCGACAGGTCTAATCAGCGGTTCTTATTATTATATACAAGCTAACAACTATTATGCCGGTGGGCCATTTCAGATTTGCTGGAATGCGAATAGGGGCAATCTCGCCAGTTCGGCAAGTCTTCCATTAACCGGGAACGTACAAGGCGACGCCTTTCAAGTCACATCAATTCCGCCGGCAATGTGGGTATGGGACAACTCTGCATGGGTTAATATGGGCAACTACGTCACTGGCCCGCTGGCAGGCAATTCCATCAATACATCAGGCACGCAATCAGGAACATTTACTGCATTAGGGCAATGGACAGCATTAGCGACCACTGCTATCCCACATGGTCTTTATCAGGCCGATGAAAATCCCGTCACCAATAATCTTGGGCCAAGGAATCAAATCTGGCCGATCAACATCGTTAACGCTGTCCCATCTCAATACAATCATGATACCCATCACTGGGATGCAGTAATCGTAAGTCAGACTCAAATTTCATGGCCTATATATGCTGGTGTGGTGGTCGGCGGTAATCAGATGGGTGTGTTCGTGGCTCCGACAACCACACCCACAACTTTCTGGTATCAAGCGCAGGAGGGTAGCCGTCCTAATAACGGCAATTGTGGGCGCGGTCTAAACAGCAGCTATAACTTTTTTGATGTCAACGGCGATATTGTAGCGAATATCCCACTTGCCACCAGCATCACATTGGAGAGACTTCTTCAGAAGTTGAATAACGGCGGTGGTGGATGGACGCCCTACGGCTATACGAGAGTGGGTCAGACTTTCACAACGGAATACACGCCGTTAGGTAAACCAACTGTAACTGCAGAGTATCCTTGGCTTGCCTCCTATGATCTTAATTTTGATATCACAATCCAAGTCGATCCAGCGCATCCACCGCGCGATATCTATATCGGACTGAAAGCTAATAAGGCGGCCTGGCGAGCTGCTGTTGCCTCTGATGGTGTCGGACCCGTCACCGGGACGAACTCCTTCTTCGATCCTGCAAATGTTGCGATGCTATCGGCAGGCGCCGGGAAGCTTCGCTTCATGGATTGGCAGGGACAGGGTTCAATGCACGTCGGCGATTTCGCGCATTTCCCCCCGGTGGCCTATCATTACTGGGCATCCAGCTTTCAAAATATGCCGCCGTTTAAATTCGGGATGCCGTGGGCAGCCATCTGTGCGCTTGCGAACGAAACCAACAAGCATCCTTGGATTCATATTCCGCCGACGTTCGGAACGGTTAATCACTACATGGCTATCGTGACCAAAGCCAATCCGTGTCAAATCGGATTTCTCTGGAAGCACGAATACCAGATCGGTGATGTTGTTACGACCTTCAATGATAGTGGCACCGGAGGGGGGATGCTAAGAGGCACAAGTCTATCTGGTCCTAGCGCCGGCTTTGGACAGAGAGTCGCCTGCACCTCGGATTATCTCAATAACAGATTCAATTGCATACAAAACTGGCTTCCCGGTCAGCCGATCGTGTTCGATCTGAATATCAATACGCTGGTCTACATGAATACTTATTTTGTCTGCAATCCGACCGGGACGACATTCCAGATTGCCAAGAGTTATGCCGACGCGATGGCGGGCACACCGATTGCACTGGCGGCACCAGATAAAAATGGTACCAGTACAATTGCATGTACCGGACTCAATCGAATGTATTGTAAGGTCACTGCGAAAGACGATTACACAATCACGCTAGGCAATGTGAACTCAAGCGACTTCGGCAATTTGCCGGTGCCATATGCTGTCAACAATAAATTTACCGGCTCGACCTTTTGCGGAAATATCATGTCCCTATGGGATCCAGCCAAGCAAACTGCGGAAGTGACGTTGCTGGCGAACTTCGTCAAATCACGATTGAACCCCGGACTCATTCCGAATTGGCAGTTTGGTAATGAACTTTGGAATACTCAATTTACTGTAGCTTTCTGGCTTGACGCCCAGTCTCAGAACTTCGTCGATCCGGCAACCGGCATCAAGTATTTTCCACAGGAAGATAACGAGCTAATAGCTGGATATATGTACGCCAATGCCATGAATGAGATCCGCAATGTATTCGGAGGCGGCGCGCACGGTGTCAGGCCATGGGAAGGCAAGTTGGGTGTAAATACGTCGGTTGACAACGACACAGCAATTAATCTTAACGGTATCCAGGCGTGGATCACGAACACCGGGAGTCCGCTTACGGTCCCCGATCTTGTCGATGACCTTGCGGTGACTTGTTATTATAGCGTCGATGCTGGAGCCACCACGGGAAATCAATGGGGAATTCAGACCGCATCCATCTCTAGTACCTCGCCATCCTTATTATCGCTCCCCAATGGCGCAGCTCTAGCATATAAGCATGTCTGGCCCGGCCAACCGATTATATTTAACACATTGGGGACACTGCCAACCGATACAGCCACCGGACAAGCATTGAGAATAGGGGTCGGATCGACATCTGTTAGCTTCAGGGGATCCTATCTAAATGGCACACTGAAAATGCTCAGTGCACCTGGCGACATAACCGCAACGGGGTTCAATTTTGTCACCCCTGGCATGACCATATTTGGAACTAGTCAGACTGGCGGGATACGACAAGCCGGTATTAAGGATGCCGTCTTATTGCCGTTTGGTGTCGGGATCGATCCAAATACCGGAGCCGCACCTACGGGAACCGGATCCAACATCAACGGAACATATCTGACGACAGGACCGTCGCAGACCACCGTCAATGACACGATGGCAGGTTTTGATCTGAGCAACAAGGCCGCTGTCTATTATGCGATGGGCGTTGGCACTAATTTTCCATTCGCTTCATCGCTCAATATCTTCACCGGCTCTGTCTTTGGCAATCAACTGAATGTCTCATCGGTTTTTCAGGGGACAATCAAAGTCGGTGACAGAATTTGGGTTGCATTGAATGATCAAGACGGTGTGCCCGGACAAGGTCTACCTAATATTATACCTGGCATCACGCTAGGCACCACCATTACCGCACTCGGTTCGGGAAGTGGCGGCCTCGGCACTTACACATTAAGCGCGTCGTTCAATATTGCCGATTGCAACATGGGTAGCGGGACCGCGATCAACTGCACTGGCGGAAGCGTCAACCAGCAGGCGGTGTTTACAGGTGTCATCTCCGGCACCACGCTAACTGTTAACAGCATGACATCAGGCGTCATCGAAGTTGGCCAATACCTACCACTCAAAACCACTCAGATGATCACAGCGCTTGGAACCGGAACGGGCAACACTGGGACGTATACGGTCTCGCCGGGTGGCCCGTTCGCACTCCAGACAATGAGCAGCGGCTATCACGCCTGTCTGAATAGCTCGCCGGCAGAATATATAAAATGGATGAGAGATAGTTTCGCATTGGGACCGGCTCCGCTTGGCAACGGCACCAATCCATCAGTTTACACCGAATTCAATCGGCAGATGAATTATGAGATCGTCAATGGACCGAGAGCTGCCTATAGGATTAAAGCCAATACCGAAGCATGGTCACGACACGCCCACAGACTTATGACTTTCGCTGGCGGAAGTCTGGTCCCCGCCATCGGCATCAGTTTCTATGAAGGAAGCTGGGGCAACAACATGACTGGCAGGGATACTTACGGGCTCGGTATGTTGAGCAATCCAGCATTCGCAGAATTCTGGCCGATGTCTATCGCGACTACTGAGGACGGTAACAACTGGACCCAGACCGTAGCCTCGATCAATGCTATTCCTGGCTTTGTCAATGTGACGGGCGGATACACCGTTCCTTCAAACTTCAGAGCTGCTTTCCCCGCTCAATTTGTGGATTGCGACGCGCCGATTGTCGGATTCAGTTATGGTGCGGTTCAAGCTGTTGATCAAGTTTTAGGTCCAATAGCTCCTACTTGGCAGAACATGAGCTTAGCTCAACCTGGCGCGAAGTGGGCGGCTATTCTGGCATCAAACTAGCCGGTCCAAATGACCGCCAATGGGTCGGATGGCATAGTTCTTTTTTCGCGTACCAACCTTCTGAACCATACGGGTCTTTACGCCAACAGATTTCCACCTCTCTGCCATCGTAGCCCCAAAACCAAGACCCGTCTTTCGGGGCTGTCTCTATTGGGTAGCGTTTTATCTCAAGCATTGTCTGCCTCTTCCAAAATCGAATTGAGATAGCGGCGCACGATTATCATGTCCTCGTAAGTGAATCCGTCCGGCATCTTTAGTGGATACCGCAACCGACCAATGACGGCACGGGCCGCTTGTGCGGTATCGGGGAGCGCTTCTGAAATGACGTTCACGACCTCGTTTATCATGCGTAATACTATCTCTAACCTAATCCGCTCGTCAAATTAAGAAGCAAGCAATGGTATCGAATTAATGACCATCGGATTGCTCAGTTTTGTGACGTTATCTGGTTTTCCTTTCACGACTAACATCGCGGCTTCGGCTTTGCCGACTTGGGGAGCCGCTGTAGCACGGGTAAAAGCCAATACAGGCAGAGCGCGCATCGCTCTGGTTGGTGATAGTACCACCATGGGCTGGGGAGCTGGTGCTAGCGGATATGTAAATGCGCGAGTTCACGCGTGGCCTGCATCGCTCGCAAGTGGCCTAACATCTAGAGGTATTCCGTCTACAACCGATAACTGGACTGGGTTTGGTATCGGTATTGGCCTGACCTTTAACCTTGTCCATGCATATGATCCTCGCGTGACTTTTGGCGCAGGTTGGACGGCCTACACGGCTTCGTTAATCTGGTATGGAGGGGGCTTTATAACTTGCTCGACGGCATCATCTACGCTGTCTTTTACTCCGGCGACCGCTTTTGATACCTTCGATATTCATTATGTTCGGTTTTCTACGTCTGGATCATTTACCGTAAACATCGACGGAGGAACCTCTCTCGGGACGGTAAACACCAGCAATGCAGTCACTGCATTTGCAAAAACGACATTCAGCGTTCCTGCAGGTGTGCATACGATCAATATCACTTCAACGTCTTCAGCCCAATTATTAATTCAGGGAATTGTTCCATACGTTAGCACGTCTGCTGCTGTTGATATTTTGAACGGTGGATTCGGCGGTGCATATACCGCCGAATGGGCGAATAACAGCGTGGCGCATACCGCACTAAACGCTTTACGTTATTTTGCACCAGACCTGACGATTATTTATCTCGGCCTTAACGACATGAACAACGGGACGCTACTAGCGACGTCCATGGCTAATATACAGGCCGTCGATAACGTGGCGAAATTGTCCGGAGATGTGCTTTTTTGCGTGCCGACACCGGGGGATACCGGACCCGTCCTGGCGGCTCAGGCCGCTTATCAAACGGGCATCAATGGACTTCAGGCAACCAACAACTGTTCTGAAGTGGATTGGCTGGCCAAATATGTTTCGTGGGCCTCGGCCAACAGTTTAGGCTTGATGTATGACTCGCTCCATCCGGACGCGACGATGTACGCGCAAATGGGGGACTACGTAGCCAGCATATTGGCTGCGGTCGGCTCTCTGGATTCGCCACAATTTCCAAATCTTCTTAATGGATTCGCAGCGCGTCCCGCCGCGGGGACTGTTGCGGGGGTTGATTACTATGTGGGATGCCCTTCAAGCACTGGAAAGTTAGTCCCAACGACGGGAAACATCCCGGCTGGATGCGGTCTATCTAGTGGAGTTTTGACGTTACCTGATGGTCAGAATACGACGCTTGATGGTTACAATCTTTCCGGCATTGTGGTTTTAGTCCACGCATCTAATTCGGGTACGCTGACAATGAACAATTGTTGGGCATCCGTTACTAATGTTCGTAGCGACGTCGGCGCGACAATGGCCATCCACATAACAAACTGTACTTTGAACGGCGGCGGTAAGGGGATGGACCCTGACTTCCAGATTATAAAAGTCTGGTGTCCATTGACGCTTGAGAATTCTTGGGTTTCGGAAGGCCCTGCGGCGAGCTATGGTCCCAAGCCTGTTATTCGAAACAATCTCTTCGACAAGTTCGGGTTAACCGGCGGCGGTCACTGCAATGCGACTTACGCGATTGGAACGCTGACTCCAACCGACACCGTTACGATCCAGGGCAATACCTATTATAGCGGTCCCTCCCAGGACGGTTCGGGCTACCCAATTGGGCTTGGCGCAGCGATTGCGCTATTCGATGATGGTGGCAATTATTACGGTAGCACGATTACCGGGAACACGATGGTCTCTTCGTTCCCTGACGCCACGTCATATTTCATCGGCTACTACATGAACGCCGGAGGCACGGCGACAGGCGGCGTGGTGAGTGGAAATTACGTCTGGTCGGTCAACGGCTTTAATAATGCCGGTGTTGCAGGGGCTATCGGATTTTATACCGCGTCGGCTGGTGTTACAGCGACCGTCACTGGAAACATAAACATGGCTACCGGCGGTAGCATTTCATAATCTTCCATAATGGGCGGAGCAATAAGCTTCTAAGCAATCGGAATTGACATGATTCTTTTATTGCTCAACGACTCAGTCGCCGATCTCAGCGTTTCGCTATCTGGCGCTAGTTGCGCCGCCAATCCTGGATCACTTGCACCGCAAGACGCAATCGTTATTAGCGGGGCTGTGGCGACGGTTTCGGCGGGTTCAATACGACCGTCCCTAAGCGTCGCTTTAACTGGTTCTGCTGCGTTGGTTGCTGCTGGCACACTGAAGCCAAGCGTTGCTTTGACACTGACCGGGGCAATCGCTGCGGCCTTGTCGGGCTCCGTCTCGATTAGCGCAACGATTCAGGTTACCAATGCACCGGTCAATGGAGCACAAGCGAGCGTCTTGGCAGGGTCACTCATCCCATTGATGATGACCGAAAATTTGATAGGGGACGAGGCCGTTGCGCAGGCTGGTGCGCTGCCGACATCGGTTTCGCTCACTGGTGCCCAGGCCGACACCGCAGCCGGTACCGTATCGACCCTATACGCCGGCTTAGCGAGTTTGGTCGGTGCTTCCGTGCAGGCTCTTGCCGGTCAAGTGTCGGTGCTGATCGGGCAGGTTCGGGTGCGGTTTCTCGATGTGCATGGTGCCATGCCGCCTTCAGAATTTAATGAGATCACACTCGGTAATCCGGTTACGTAAATTGACTGACAAAGGGGCGTTAGACTGACATGAACAATGCTGAAGTCTATACCCTTGCCGCTGTACAACTCGCCGCGGCGATGCCGTTAAGCTTGCTCACACCGATAACAAATCTTGGTGGGATGACGGCAGTTACGCTTGACGTCGATTTCCAATATGGATCTGGATCAGGTACGGCGAGTGTCATCGTAGTTACGAGTTTTGATGGCGGAACAACATTTAGGCATATCGCTAGGTTCGATTTCACGACAGCATCCGTCGCGAAGCAATGTAATCTCGAAGGACTGCTTTCGATGGGCGTCACAGTATACGCCGATCTGCTGTCCGAAGGCGTGAATGACGGCGCACTCGGCGATCAACTCGCTGCGATCATAACTACAACCGGAACATATTCCGGAACGACGCTCGCGGTGCGGGCAAGCGTGAGGTAGGGATCAAACTAATGCTTACCCTGTTCCATCGATGAATGCCGATTACTCAAAACCATCTCGATTGGTTTGCCGCCCGGCTCTCCATCGCAGTTTATGACACCAATCAGGAACATAGAAGAAATCAAATGAGCGTTATTGACAGGATCAAAAGCAAGGCGCTGCAAGCCAAGGATATCGCACCGCAGGCGATCAGGGATTTCGAGGCTGACCTTGACGGCATCATTGCAGAGAAGGCATCGCTGGCACAAAGGCGCGTTGCTGCCGTGGCCCCGCATAAGGAAGCTATTTCCGGCATTTATTCCGAGATTGACGGCCTAAAACAAGCAATGGATCTGCTTTCGAATGGTGGTGACCACCCTTTGGAGGAATCCACGCGCGCTGCGCCAGGCTCGGGTTCGACTTCGGTAGTGCCCGACAAGCCTGCTGAACCGGCGGCAAGTTGGGGACAGAAATAGGTGTCCGGAGAAATCGCGGCGCTAGACAATGCGCTGGCGCAAGTTGGGGAAGATATCATCCTTCGACGGGTTATCGGGACGGCGCCCAATCAAACGAATATCAATGTGACGTGCCGCGCGCGCGTAGACGCGATGAAAACCGAACAATTGGTCGCCGGCATCAATGCGACCGATCTCAACGTGATCTTGTCCCCAACACAGATCAATAACGCGCAGTGGCCGGGCGGCCACGTTCCATTGCAGCCGCCGTTCGATGTCGATCAGCGTATCCCGCGCGTTGCTGGTGCAGATAAGATGATCGTTAGAAATGTTCTGCGGTCCGTTACATTCGTCGACGCGAAGGTTATTAACGGGGAATTAGTCCGGATCGACGCGAGAGTTTCGGGCTAATGACCGAATTCGTCGATTTCAATAATAATGAAAAAGCCGATCCAGATGGTGTAAATCGCCAGCGCTGGAAATTCGACGAAAATGGTTTCGATCTCGCAACGCAATCAGCGCTCTTGCTGGCGCAACAAGAGATGCGAGACAAAATCCGCAGTCTGCACGACGATGTGGTTAATGTCAGCCACCCGAACGATTATCAGGTCTCGGTAGACGGCACTCCGATCGATAAGGTGAAATTTGAGGGATGAATCAGCGCATCGTCATCCAATATGTCTATATGGATGCGATAGCGCAGTTCGCACTTCAGACGCTCCGCGATAGATCGCCGGTTGGATCAGGTAAGGATCCACATCCTGGCCTTTACCGCGACAGCCACATGCTTTTCATCGATGGGCACAATGTGCCGGATGCAAAGAACTGGCAACCGGGCCAAGCGATAGAGATTAGCAATCCCGTTCCATGGAGTCGCATCGTCGAATTAGGTAACGGAAAAATGCGAGCGCCACTTCATGTTTATGAAGAGACCGCTCCGCTTGTTTCAGCGCGATACGGCAATAGCGTAAACGTCCAATTTAGCTATATGCCGGTTCGATTTGGTTCGGTTCAGGCATACGCCGGATCTCTTGCTGGACAGGCCGCAGGCAAGCGCCGCGGCGGGAATAAGAAGGCACTGCGAGATTGGCTCGTTCGTCAGCCCTGTTTGATTCTGACTGCGAGATAAATCAATGCCCGATTATGCCGGCGCAGTTGCTGCGATTAAAGCGCGGCTCATTACTAAATGGGTCGACGGATCGAACAATCCGCTAACGCTGATCGTCTATGTCAATAAACAACCCGATCCGCCGTTTCCTCCAATCGATCCGGTTACAGGAAATCCCGCGCCGTTTCTGGTTTGTGAAATCGCCGGTACGAACAGCAATCCATATACGTTCGGCAATCTCGGAAATCAGTTCTTCGTTTATAATGGCCTGATCTTGCTACACGTCCTCGTACCAATGGACGAGGGCGCTGCGCGAGCGCAACAGCTCGCCGTTATTGCGGGCGAAATCTTCCGTTCCGCTACGTTCTACGTCGACGCCAACGGCTCGTATCTCCGCACGATGGCCCCGCATCCGCCAGACGGTGGAAGCGCGGCAAACATTGAAGGCATTCAGGCCGGAAATACGTTCCGGGTGACGATCAGTTGCCCTTTTCAGTTCTTCTATCGCGCCTTCGCTCCCCTTGGGGGATCTGGGCCGCCTGCGCCGCCGTTGGATCTCCTACCTGCGCCGCCGTTGGGATTTGTCTATCTCCAAGGCGCTGATGGCGCTTATCTCACAGGCGCGGACGGCGCCTATCTTCTAGGAACAGCTTGATGGCAACATCCGCGCGCGCGACCACGAACGACACCACACAAGGATTCGAGACAGCGCCACATGCCTGATTATGCCGGCGCAGTTGCCGCGATTAAAGCGCGGCTCGTTTCTCAATGGATCGACGGGTCGAGCAATCCGCTCACCCTGATCGTCTACGTCAACAAACAACCAGATCCGCCGTTCCCGCCGATCGATCCGGCGACGGGAAATCCCGCGCCGTTTCTAGTTTGCGAAGTCGCAGGAACGAAAAGTGATCCTTATACATTCGGCGACGTCGGAAATCGGTTCTTCGTCTATGACGGATTTATCTTGCTGCACGTTCTTGTGCCGATCGACGAGGGCGATGCGCGCGCCCAGCAGTTCGCGGTGAACGCGGGCGAAATCTTCCGCGCCGCGACGTTCTATGTCGACGCGAACGGCTCGTATGTCCGCACGATGGCGCCAAGTCCACCGGACGGTGGAAGCGCTGCAAATATCGAAGGCATTCAAGCCGGAAATACGTTCCGAGTAACCGTCAGTTGTCCGTTCCAATACTTTCACAGATCGTAAATTCAGCGCAGCCTTAAGGAGCGACGCAATTGACATATCAAAGCAATTTTTATGGTTATAGTGCCTTCCTAGTCCAGTCGGCGCTTGGTACTCCGGCGACGGGCGCAGGCGGCACGATCATCCGGCAGACCGGCGGAACGCCTGGCAAGCTGTCGAAGGCTGCGATTCAATCGAAGGAAATTCGTGGCGATGCGCAGCCCGTCAAGGGCCGGCACGGCATGCAGACCGCGGTCGGCGGTCCCTACGGTATGGAGCTTTCAATCCAATCCTGCGATCAGATCATGCAGGCCGCGATGCGCGCGACATGGGATACTGAAATCACCAAGACGCAATCGGACTTCACGTCGCTGACGACTGGGGCACATACGATCATTCTCGCAACCGGCAATCCGATTACGTTGGGTTTTCGCGTCAATGATATCATCGATCTTCTCACCTTTACGGATGCGGCGAATAACAGCACGAACCTCCGTATTACCGCGTTGTCGGCCACCACAATCACCGTTGCGGAACTCCTTGTTGTCGAGGCGACACCTGACACAACCTGCTCAATCGTGCGTCGCGGTCGCAAGATCATCAATCCTGTCGCCGGTTCATTGATTAATCGCTACTACACGATCGAGGAATATGAGTCCGATCTCGGCGCAAGCCGATTGTTCAATGATTGCTTCTGGAAATCGTTCAAATTTTCGATGGCACCGAATGGCTTGATTGTTTTTGAGCCGGCATGGGTTGGCACAGGTTTGTTCACGGCGGCAACTAGCGCCGCTGTGTTGACTTCTCCGTCACTGATTGCAACTGCGCCCATGGCGGCGCTAGATGCGACCCTGCGCCTCGGTGGCGTGGACGTGGCTGATATTACGGCGTTTGATCTGACGTTCGATAATGGTGCCGTTGCGCCTGCAGTGGTCGGCAGCAAGATTTCGCCCACAGTGATGGGCGGTCTCAATCAGGTGACGATGAACATAACGATCCTGCAAAAGGATCTGACCTATATCTCGGGCTTCTTGAATGAGACCGGATATTCGCTCAGTCTCAAGGCCGTCGACAACATGGCGGAACCGAAGAACTTCATCAACATCAACGTGCCAAATTTCACGCTCGGCGGCGCCGATATTTCGCCGATGAGTTCGGCTGGTGGAGCAAGAACGCAGACAATTTCGGTGCCCGCTGCACTTATCGGCCATGATAGTTCCGGAACATCGGCGGACGACACAACAATTTCTGTACAAATTTCGAATAACTCGTAATATAAGTCGGCCCAACGCGATGTTCGAAGCATCGCGCCGAGCCTAACCACAACCCGCATGAGGCGCGAGCGATGGCTACAATGACCTTATCTGCCGCCATGGCAGAGATCAAAGCGAATCCCGGAAAATTCTACGTTTACATTTTGCTGCGCCACGATGGTACTCCATTTTATGTAGGCTATGCGAAGGTGAGGACCTGGAATCGGCAGCGACTCGAGGAACACGAAAGAACTGCGCGGTTTCCAAAAAGCGTTGGGCATAAGAATCGAATAATTCAGAAAATGTTCCGTGATGGTATTCGTCCGCTTTATCAGATTGATAGCTGGCACGAAATCATCTCATTAGCACACTCGCGCGAAATTTATCTCATCCGAACGTTAGGAAGGGTCGATAAGGGGGCCGGCCCGCTCGTCAATCTTACTGACGGAGGCGAGGGGACTGCTAATATATCTGCGCGCCATCTTGCCGGAATCAAAGCTGCTGCAGGTAGGAAATGGTCCGATGAAGCGCGCATTTCATTTTCAATGAAATGCATGGGAAGAAAGCATTCTTCAGAATCGATAGAAAAGACGCGCAAAGCAAATACCGGGAAGAAAAGATCGGCCGCGTCTATTGAATTAACCCGTCAAAAACATTTGGGCATGAGAAGATCGCCTGAATTTTGCGATCTGCAGTCCGCAAATCGTAAGGGTCGAAAGCCGCCCACGGTTCGATCATGCGAGATTATGGGGGTTGAATATCAAACGTTGAGCGCCGCAGCCGTGGCGCTGTCAACGAGGCCATCCACGATCTTTCATTGGATCAGGCGAGGCGTTCGCGGATCTCGCTATATCGGCGAACGCGTAATTCAAGGGATGTAAATGTGACTGAAGCGCCTACAGATTTTGATATTAATGATCTCGACGCCCGTGACGAGGTCGAATTGGCCATACGGCATCCTGCTACTGACGAGCCAACCACTTGGATTTGGACATTTTATGGACCTGGCCACCCGAAGACGGTGGAAGTTGCGAACCGTGTCTCACGGGAAGCATTGCGCGATCTAGCCGCACAGAAGCAGGCGCGCGTGAACGGAAAAAAGTGGAAAGAAGAAGATCAATCGATCGACCAAATCCGAGCCGAGAATGTCGAGAATATTGTTGCGAGGACCAAGACGTTCACGCCAGTCAAACTCGGAGGCGATACGATTTCATTTTCTCCAGATGCCGCGAAACAACTTTTGTTAGACCGAAAGAAGGGTTGGTTATTCTCACAGGTCGTCGATTTCATGCGTGACGACACAAATTTTATTCAGCCCTCCGCGAAGAGCTGAGGGCATTCGCAAAGAAGATATTCGAACTTAACGCCGTCGACAACGACGGCGTAACCTACCGCGAGATGCTTGAAGGGCTGTTGGCGCGCACGCGCAATCCAGCGAAGCGCGCGGAACGCGAAGCCGAATTGGAATGTCCCCCGTTCCCCGAGGCGCTTGCGTATATCTGGAGCGCGTTCTGCCGTCTCAGTGCGCGGCGTTCCAGCGGGTTTTCGACTAATCCGATATCGTGGCCGGATATCGACGCCTTCGTTCGGCATTCCAAAATGCCGCTGGCGCCGTGGGAAATCCGGATCATCGAAGAATTAGACGACTTGTTCCGCCAGGAACACAGCAAGCCGAGAGATTGAAAAATCCATGTCTCAGGTCGTCACCGAATTGGTAATTGGCGCCGATACGTCAGGCGCAGATCAATTCACCCAATCCATGGATAAGGCGAGCGCGTCCGCAGAAAAGGGCGTTGGCTCGGTTACTGGAATGACTCTCGCCGTTGCTGGAGTCGGTGTTGCGTTTATCGGCTCGCTCGCGGCGTTGCGCGGCTTCGTCGATTACGTCGGTAATACCAATAAGGAATTGGTCGACCTCGCGATGAACGCGGAAAAAGCTGGGATGACGACGAAGTCGTTCCAGGAAACGTTGTTCGCCGCAAAGGCGTCCGGCCTTACTGATAAGGATTTCATTTCTGGACTCGATAAGATCGGCTCGGACCTACAGGCGGCAAGCCGTGGTGCAACCGATTTCGGAAAACTGTTCGAGGCGAACGGGGCATCAATTAAGACCGCCAACGGAGAACTAAAGACAACTGAACAGGCGATGGGGAATATCTCTGATCTGATCAAGAATGCGCCGACTCTGCAGATGGCAAATGCAATTGCATCGATCGTTGGCCTTTCAAAAGATTGGGTGCCGTTCCTTCGTCAGGGTACTGATGAAATCGAATCGCAGAAAAAAGCCGCGGCTGAGCTCGGCGTCACGATCGACGATGGCGTGATCCAAAAGGCAAAGGATTTCAACAACCAGTGGCACACCGCGATTGCGGCATGGGATTTGCAATTTAAGGGGGCTCTGGCTGGAATCTTGCCGCTACTGATACAGCTCGCCAACATCGCATCCAGCGTCATCAATACGGTCGCCTCTGTTAGTGGTTTCTTTTCGCGCGGCCTTACCCCTCAAGATCAGTGGTCCACCGGCGACCTGCAAAAACAATTAGACGCCATCCAACAATATAAAAGCGCGATTGCTTCGCTTGGTCCCGATGTTTCCAGTTTTCAAATGAGTCAGCAGAGGGGAAAGGCTGGCGTTATTGGTTTATCCGACAACAGCGATATCGATGCCGAGATAGCCAAGGTCAAAGACCTGATCGCGCAAAAAAGTCAATTAACTAGGATTCCGATCACCGGAAACGGATCGACGGTATTGCCGCCATCCGGAAACGACGCAAACGATGCGGTAGATTCCGCAATCAATACGCTGCAGAAGCATATCGAGACTCAAAAAGCCGATACGCTCGCTGTCGGCCTTGGTGACGCTGCGTTGGCATCGTTTAAAGCTACTGCGGCCGAAACCGCCGCCGTTCTGGCTAATGGCGGAAAGGAAACCGCCGATCAGGCCGCAAAATTTGCAGTCCTTAAACAAGCTGCGGGAGATGCAGCCGATGCGTTGGCAAAGGCGAAGGTTGCATCTTCCATCGACTTCAACAGCAAGACTGCGTTCCTTTCGACTGATGATGTGGCGATCGCCAACCAACTCAAAGGAATTTACGGCAACGATATCCCGGCGGCGCTCAATAGCACTTACGCCGCGTCAATCCGGGTCAATACTGCCTTCCGACAGCTATCGACCGGCATCGAAAATAATCTTGTTACTGGGCTGACGGATATCGCTACGGGTTCGGTCAAGGCAGGCATCGGCTTCTCGAATATGGGTATCGCGATCCTTAAGACCATCGAGCAGATGATCATCAAGATCGCAATTGTCCAGCCGATGATGGCCGCGCTACAATCGTCGATCGGTGGCGGTAGTATTTTGAGCGTGTTCGGGCTTGGCGGCGGTACTAACTTCGCTGCGACTTCTGCAAGCACGTTGGCGAACAATACGGGCGGCGCATTCTTTGGCCCCGGTTTCGCAGACGGCACTGATAGCGCGCCGGGCGGACTCGCACTTGTGGGCGAACGCGGTCCTGAAATCGTCAGTCTTCCGCAGGGCTCACAGGTTATGCCAAACGGAAAGATGCCGTCCAACGACAATGGCCGGGTTCAAAACGTATTCAACTATTCTCCTGTCATCGATGCGCGTGGCGCCGATGCTGCCGCGGTGGCGCGGATCGCTGCCGTAATTGCACAGGACAAAAAGAATTTCATAATTAACGTGCAAGCCGTGGTTACAAGGACTCGCCAGAATAATCCGGGGTTCGGATGACGGAAATATATTCCTATCCCATTGATTGGTGGCACTTCACCACGGTTACGTTTCAACTCAGTTCAAGGTCGCAAATCTCGGCGCGACCGTGGGCAGGTGGAAATTCGGTCTACGGCCCGCATTCCCAAATCTGGATGCCGAAACTAACGGCCTCGATCCAGGACATCGATACATGGCCGCAGATGGACGCGTTCTTTTCGCGGCTCGGCGGGCAGGCCGGATTGATCCGGATGGGCGACCCATCGCGCACGCAGCCGAGATATAATCGTCTTTTGGTGCCGCCATTTTCAACATTCACAGACGGCAGTGCATTTACGGACGGATCGGGGTTTGCATCATCGCTGTTGCCACCGACATGTTTTCTCGCATCCGCTGCAAATCGTGGCGATAATTCGGTGGTCATCGGCGGTCTGCCTGTGTCTACCGCAAACGTACTTTCGCGCGGCGATCTGTTCGAAGTGCGCCCCAACGGCATCCCGAGCGCGACGCCTAACCTCTATCAGATAGTGGTCGACGGCCCGACCGATTCCACCGGCGCCGCGGGCGTCGAAATCCGGCCGGCATTACGTCAGGGATTGAGCGCTGGCGACATGGTTGTACTCGATCATCCAACATCAGTATTTCATCTGATCGACGATAACCAGGCTGAGATGCAGATCACGGCTCCCGTTCTGGCGAACTTCGGCTTCTCCCTAATCGAAGCCATCGAGAACGCTTGATGGCATCCCCGTTAACTTCTCGCATGGCCGACGCATTGCGGAAACGAAGGCCGCTCGCGCTTCTGGCCGAGATCGATCATCCGAGCGGCATAGCTAGGTTTTGGACAGGGTTAGGTTTATTAAACTGGAACGGGTTCGTTTGGACCGGTGCTGGAACATTAGCGAGTGTTGCACCGATCTCACATAGCAGCGATTTAACTATTCAAGAAATCAATTTCGGAATGTCTGGCGTTGATCCGTCAATCGTAGCTGGTCTTGGCGACAATGTCAGGAACCTTAGCGGGAAAGTATGGCTTGCTTGTTTAGGGTATGGCAACGCCGTAATTTCTGATCCGTTTCAGATTGTTGACTCCCTGCTAGATTATCAATCGTTTTCCGCTCAAGCGGACGGTTCTGTTGCGATATCAATTACAGCGCGAACCGGTTTCTATACGCTTGCTCGTTCATTGGATGAAGCGTGGACGACGGAAGAACAGCAGCTAACCTATCCTCTCGACTCCGGCCTCGATTTGATTTCTGGATTACAGGCACAAACAATCCAATGGACTCAAACTTAAAACGAGAAGCGTTGTATTTGTCTATTTCCAAGAGCATGGAATCTGCGGCTGAATTGACGTGGGGAATGGACGATTGCGGAATGTGGTGTGGTGACATCTTCAAAGAAGCCCTCGGGTATGATCCGGTTGAGCGATTCAGAGGAAGATACAAAACGCGCATTGGTGCAAAACGTGTTCTTGGCTCTGGCGGTTTACCTGCAGCTATCCGCGCCATATCACGAAAATACGGATGGCATCACATCAAAGAAGGCGACGAGCAGTCCGGGGATATCGGAATAGTAGAAATCAACGGCGTCCCTTCGACGGTAATTTGTCGCGCGCCGGGTTGGTTCATTGGTCGCAATGATTTTGGTTGGACGGCTCTGCAATCCAGCGCAGTGCGTGTCATGTGGTCGGTAATTTAAATGTCTTTTGGTAGGGCAAAATTTGTTAACACGAGTGCGGTGAATCACGAGGTAATTTCGGCAGTCATTGGCCTAACAGCATTGATAGAAAGTGTAGGTGCATCTGCCGCCGTAGCTGGTGCTATCGGTGGCGCTGTGGTTGGCGTTGCCATCTCGGTCGGTGTCAATTACGCAATTTCTGCATTAACGAGAAGTTCAACCGGAGCAGGTGCGCTCGCCACTCCAACGAATACGATAAACTCACAGGCCATATCGCTCAACGAACGCCAAGCGATTCCGTCGAAACGTATCATCTACGGTTCAGCAAAGGTTGGTGGGGCTTTATTCTTTGAAGCTGTGAAACCACCTTATCTGTATCAGGGATACCTTATCTGCGCGAGGAAAATATCCGCATTTCAAAAAATGTGGATCGGGACTCAAGAAATTTCATTTGCTGGGCCGTTAACGGGCATTATGCTTCCGATTGCTATCTCTGGACAACCAAATTTTCCGGGTCGGTTAGCTGTTTCATTTAGAAATGGTGATACCGCGCAAGCAATTGACCCGATGTTAGCTGGAAACTTTACAAACCTTGACAGCCAATTTCGCCAGCAAGGCATCGCAACCGTCGTTCTCCGATATGACTACGGCGCGGACTTCACCGAATATACTGCGCTGTGGGGCCAGGCGTCCCGCCCTAATCCGCTATTTCTTGTCGACGGAATCGCGATTCCCGATCCAAGGAATCCGTCGCACATTATCCAATATGATCCTTCGGATCCGGCAGCCACCGCCGCGGCTGAAGCGACTTGGTCATTTAGTAACAATGCAACGTTGGTTCAATCACACTATCTGACTCAGAGATACGGCGGAAGAATTCTTCCTAGCCGAATGGACTGGAAAAAAGTAGCCATCGCCGCCAATTGGGACGACGGCTTGATGGCTTGCAATGACGGTACCTTTATCAAGCGCCATACCATTGACGGCGTGGTGACTCTCAATCAGTCCCCGGTCGACGTTCTTGCCGGGATGATTTCCGCAAATCGCGGTCGCGTTTTAGAAAGCTCTGGCTCTGTATGGCCTTCGTCTTCAATTCCATTAACAGCAAACGTTACCATTCACGATGGGTTATTGACCGGCGCGGTTGAATACCGTGCCGCAAAGCCCAAGCGAGATATGACAAATAGAGTGAAGGTCAGGTTTGTTGCCGCAGATCGTGAGTACCAGATTTCCGATGGTCCTGTCTTAGCGCGTAACGATTTGAAAATACTCGACGCAGAATTGTTGGACTCGACATTAGAACTTCCATTCACAATGGATGATAGGCGGGCACAACGATTGCAGAAAGCGTTTCTAGAGAATTCACGTTTAGGACGGCAGATTTCAGTTCGTTGTGACGTAGCTCTATTAGCAGATTGCAATGACGAATTGGTTGGCAGCGCAGTCGTATTTGACAGCGTTATTTTTGCACAGGCTAACGGATTATATATCTGCACAAATTGGGGCTTCTCCGATAGTTTTTCTTCTATTGATGTTTCACTAATCGAATATGATCCGTCGATTGAAACTGACTATATCGCCGCGGTTGACGAGCAGGCGTTCACATTAGCTCCGCTCAATTTGAATTGAGAATAATAAATGTCAACCAACCATGATGCTGTTGCGGCACTCCCGATTACCGGCAGCGCAAGCAAAACTCTATTGCGAAATCTCGCCGTAGCTAGAATGCCATATGTTCTAGCCGACTCCGACGTGGTGACGAATCTTGTAGCGATAGACCCGTCAACGGGTGCATCGATCGTTGATATCTTATTTCTTGGCAGGGTATTTCATTACGACTCTACCGACACCACCACGGCGAACGATGGAGTATCGTGCCTGGTTTCATTTGAAGGTAGGCGCTATAAACTAAGCAGCAGCTCAGACGTATTTGCATTTGCTGTGCTGAACGGTACGACTTCGACTCCGCCGGGATCACCGACTATCGGTGATTCTTACAGGATTGCAGCGGGTGCAACAGGTGCTTGGTCTGGCAAGAGCAACTATATCACCGTCTTCACAAAGCGCGGTTGGGAATTTATAAATTTCGGCATCGGACGTTTCATTTATGACGAGGCGCAAGATGCTTACTGGCACAAGAATGCCGGCGGCACTTGGGTCACCGGAATCGGCACGCAAACGTTGGCAGCTGGAAGCGTTCCTATAACCGCCGTGCTTGGAGCCAATGCGTCGTTTGTCATCAAGATTGAAAATCAGACCACCAATACGCCGCCCGGATCTCCATCAACACCAACCGCCTACATCGTTGGATCTTCTCCAACCGGCGCATGGGTTGGAAATACTGGTAAACTGGCCATCTGCCTGGTGGCCGGTTCGTTCACGATTATCACCCCCGTCCTGGGCGATGCAGTTTTTGACAAGGCGCTAAACACTAGTTTTCAATTCAACGGAACGTCATGGCAATCTTCCATTGGCGCTTTGATCGGACATGCCAGTTCGTTTGTCGCTGCTGCACACGGCGCCCTCGTAAGTGCTGGCGGAAATTATAGTTATAATCCCACAACGTCGCCGGTTAACAAAGATCGCTTCGTTGACAACAATTCGGTCACGTACACGGCGCGCGCCGCTAGTGTGCCACTTCGGTTTGATTATCAAGCGAACCTTATATTAGGCGCATTGAGTCAGAGTTTTGTTCTCGGACTTTATCGCGATAGCGAAGCAACTCCGGTTGATTATCTGCAGATAATTGGCGGTCCGACGTTTCTAGCGATGACGGTTAATTGCATGTTTACCTGTGTGAGCAACGACGCGTCATCACATACCTACGCCGTATCGTCAGTTTATAATGCCTCTTCTAGCGGTGCCAGTTCGTTCAATCGCAGCACTCTTACTGTCTTGGAATATGCCTCGTGACCGCAAATCCTATTGAACTTATTGGCGGCCTTACCAATACTTCAAATGTTGCGAAGGCCGATTTAGTCGCGTGGGCGAAGGCGCGCGTCGCACAGGTGCTTGCTGATTTTACAGAACTTCGTAACACTACGCTCTCGGCACAATTGATTGTCGCGGTGAAAGCCAATGGCATCACTTATATACAAGATACAACCGACACCACTACCGCTGATGACGGAGTTACCTGCATTGTTTCTCTCGACGGCAAGAGATTCAAGCCGGTGGCAACCCTTGCGCCAACGCTGACAAAACTCGGAGGTGTATTCCAAAAAACGGCAGTAGCAAATCATATGCTGACCGGACTCGACGCCTCCGGAAATTTGCTCGACGCCGCGCTTCCCGTACCATCTGCCTCGACGCTAGGTGGAGTGCAATCCATTGCTGCGGTTTCGCACAAATGGATCAATACTATCTCAACGTCCGGCGTCCCGAATCTGACGCAGCCGGACGCTGCGGACGTTACGTTTACTGCCGCCAGCGGAACCGCCCGTACCGCCAGTTCGCGCTTCAATGACACCTTCAACGTCATGGACTACGGAGCTGACGCTACAGGCGCTGCGGATAGTGCGGCTGCGTTTAGGACGGCGTTAGCTGCTACGCCATACGGTGGAACGCTGAACATCCCGGCTGGTAATTTCCTGCTTAATTCTCCCGACCCCGCAACAGGCGGCGCAGGAATTCTGGATTTTTCTAACTTCGCCAACAAGAGCGTTACCATTCAAGGCGTTGGCTGGAATCTAAAGGTTGGCGGCGTCTATACTAACCCGCAAGGTTCTATCCTTCGTATTGGTGCCAGCGTCCCGACGACTTGCGATTTCTTGTATATTCCTATGAGCGACCGCGTAACGGGGCTTAGACTTAAAGACCTCGCGGTAACTGCCGCTCTAGGTGTTTTCAATACGGGGCACGGTCGCAACGGCGTCCATATTGATGGTACGATTAACGTCAACGGATACGTCGAATTCTTCGAAATGGAAAACGTATTCATTGACAACATGGCGAACGGTCATTCGCTACTTGTCCAAGGATTAGTTGCTGGCAATACCATGATCGATTCTGTCATTAGCAAATGTACGCTGATGAATTCGAAATTCGATTATGTCGCTGACAATATCACGGTTGAAAAATGCGTGTTCGGAGCAAACGCTTTCGGCACGACCAATGGACCAAACCGGGGAATTTACGTCAATCAGGTAGCGGGCGCTACAAACTTCAAGATGATAGGAAATAATTTCGTAAATCAAGACGGCATGATCGTCGTTGATTGCGCGTTGACTCCGATCATTCGCGATTGTGAATTTGAGCAAAATCCAGGAGCAAATGCTCACGGCTCCATGGTTGATCTTCTCGGTTCTATTGGCAGCGTTGTTGGCGGTGTCATTACAGGTTGCAGTATTACCAACAATAGCACAACAGGAACGATCCCGAACATCAATCTAGGCACTGCGGTAGGCACCCAGATTGATAAAAATACGCTGCGTGAAAATGCACAAGCCCATATCGTGATCGGCTCCGGATCATCGCGGACGGTCATCGGCGATAACCCGTCCTATACATCGAGCGTGGTAGGGGACACTACCGTCACCGATGGCGGCACATTGACCCAGAACAGCAGCGTTTGGAAAACCTACACCCCGACCATCACAGCCAGTTCCGGTACATTTACGACAACGACCGCAACGGGCAGTTATCGGCTTTTTGGAAAATCGCTATCCTTTGAACTTGATATCCACATTACGACTGTAGGCTCAGCATCGGGTACGATCATCGCAACCCTTCCTGCGAGTTTAACCGCTAAGCATAACTGCTGTGTAAGCGGTCGAGAATTCTCGATCAATGGATTTTTATGCAACGTTTCTATCACGGCGGCAGCTAATCTTATGAGCATAGCCAAATACGATAACACGTCGATCATTGGCGCCGGTGCCGAACTAGTCGTCTGCGGCTGCATTGAGATTGCATAAGGTTCGCAGTTCAGCCAATCGCGAATTTGTGAGGATCGCATGAAAACATCACCCGATGGACGGGCCTTCATTGAGGCGTTTGAAGGCAGGTTCCTGAAAACATACGATGACGGAACGGGCGTTCTGACGATTGGCTATGGCCACACCTCTGCCGCCGGGCCTCCTTTAGTCACTCGTGGCATGGTCATCACGAATGAACAGTGTGACGCCATCCTTGCGAACGATCTTTCTGCCGTAGAGAAGAACGTCGAGCATTGCGTTAGAATTCCGATGAAGCAAAACCAATTCGATGCTCTTGTGTCGTTCGACTTTAACACGGGCTCGCTCAGAAAGTCATCTATTGATGACAAAATCAACGCCGGAAATAACATCGCAGCAATGAGCACGTTGCTGCAATACGACCACGCGGGCGGGCGACAGATGGATGGCCTTACGCGGCGTCGGCAAGCCGAACGACTGATGTTCTTTGGCCAAGTACCGCAAGCCATGAAACTAGCTGGTGCTCATGCTGCGGCCCCTGGCGGTCCAATGCCACAAGCTCCTACGCGCCCTCCCGTCGTTATCCTGCCGCCAAACCCGCCGCCTCCTGATATCCCCAAACCGTTAGCACCTTCTATCCCATCGGATGGTTCGATAATCGCGTCTGTTATGGATACCGTATTCTCAATCTTCAAACCAAAAGGAATATAACATCATGTTCGCTCTTACTTTCTTAGGGGACATCATTGTTTTCATCGCTGGGGGAGCCCTGGTGTGGTTTCTAAAACCATCCATACAGAAGCTTGTCATCGGAGCCAATGCACTCTCTCAAAAACTTCATTCTCAGGCGGAAGCTCTCACCGTAGCAGCTAAGAAGCTCTGATCTTTCTGTATTGCGAGATGACATTCGTGGCGGCCGGTATGGCGGTGTTGACCGTAATTAGCTGGTGGCTGCAAAATGATGAGTGGGGCGGCCTATCACATGAGCAAGTCGTTAGTTGCTGCAGCAATGTTGTGCCTATGTCTTTGCGGATGCGTCGACCATAGCAAACTAGCATCTTCGACTCTATACGTCGACTTAGGCGATGGCCACGGTTCTGGCGTCCATATTGGTAACGGCTTAGTTCTTACAGCCTTCCATGTGATTGACGATGAAGCCCATATCAGCATCAAGGACAGCAAGGGTATTGTTCACAATACCGAATTAATGTGGGCAAACAAAATCTACGACGTTGCATTGTTGAGGATTAGCGATTTCAAAAACGTTAAGTCGCGTTCGTTGTCGTGTCGTTATCTTGATCAAGGCGAACTATTATCGTTCGAAGGCAATCCGTACACACTTGATCTGTTGACTAGCTGGGGACATTTAGCAAAATCGCAAATAGCTAAAGTTGGAGATTGGAAAGAAGCCTATGTTGTTGACGGAACGCTTGGCCCCGGAATGAGTGGAGGCCCCGCTATTGACCGTTATGGTTATGTGGTCGGTATAAACGTCGGCGGGATTGGCAATTCTAATTTTATGACGATCGTGCCGTCGCGAACCGTATGCGCCTTACTGGCGCGTTAACTCAGGAAAATTGAAATGTTCGCCGCGCTCCGAATTCGCCTCAAGGGCTATAAAACCATCATAGCCAACGCAGTAGTTGGCCTTCCGGCCGGTGCGCTTTACGTCTACACGCAATTTTCAACGGTCGATGTAACGCCCGTGATCCCGGCAAAATACGTTGCGGTCTTTATTGTCTGCAACGCTGTGCTCGGCGTGATCTTGCGCATCGTCACCACGGGGCCGGTTGGATCAAAGGCGGCTGGCTGATGTTAGCTTTCGCATCAATGCTCTTCAAGTGGCTTGGCGGCCCCATCGCCAAGGCAATGCTCGGTGCGTATCAAGCCCATCTCACGGCCACCACAACCGATAACATGACCGCCGCTACGCTCGCCGGCCAGGAGATCGCCGCACAGACTGCCGAAATTCAGGCGGCCACGCAGCTCAAGATTGCCGAAGTGGGGCATCCGCTAGAACCTGAAAAACTCGGATTCTACATCGTCCTGATTTACATGGCGAAGGTCATCATCTGGGACAAGGTGCTTGGCTCGTTAACAGACGGTTCAACTGCTCCAATCGGAGGCGCCGTTGGTGTCTGGGTCGGCCTAATTATCTCATGGTATTACGGGAAAAGGATGTTTCAGAATGTTGCGAGTATTATCAAGCATTAGCGTGGTTGCGTTGCTGCTAGGCGCCTGCGCTCATGCTCCGCAAGCAGAACATACTGCGGCAGTGCCGTACCATCAGATTACGAAGGTCCCGGCCTCTGCCGTTGTTGCGAAGCCTGCTATTGTCGCTGCGCCCGTTGCGCCCGCTCCAATTGCCAAGCAGACGTTAAAGCGCCGCTTGCTTCGCAAGTTCTTTCGCGAACGCCCAGTACGACAACCGCATGTTGTCGCTAAGCCCGCTGTTGTCGTTGCGCCAATTGTCACGGTTGTCCCGCCAGTGGTTGTTGCGCCAGCCGTAATCGCCCCAAAACAGACATTCAAGCAACGCTGGCTATCACTGTTCTTTCGTAATCGTGCCGTGCAATGACTACTGAGTTCGCGCACTTAGCCGTCAAGGAGACATTGACCCTACAGATCCATGCCCTTGACGAAAAAATATCCGAGAAATTTCACGCCATTGATAAAGCCACTGATCTTGCCCGCGAAGACCTCAATGGAAAGCTCATCGCAATGAACGCGACAATTCAGGGGCGTTTCGATGCCAACAAGGACTTGGTCGACCAGTTGGCTAAGGCAAACGCGGTAGCGTTGAGCGCCGCGCTGCAAACCCAGAAGGAGTCAGCCGCGAAGAGCGAGCTGGCGATGGTCGATCTGATCAAGCAGTTACAGACCAGCTTTACTACCGCGAATTTGGCCACCAACGAAAAGATCGATCGCCTGACATCACGCCTTGATTTGGGTGATGGGCGCATCTTCGCCGGCAGCGAGGGCAGGCGGGATAACTTCTCCTTCAACGGGCAGACCCTACTTCTGATCGCCGTGGTAATCTCATTCTTGGGCTTGTTGATTGGAGCTTCGCAGGCATTCCTCCCCCATGTAGTTAAATAGAAGACGTGTCCGCAAATCTTAGGATTCGGATATCCATCCTGCTAGTCACGATCTGTCTGCTTATCGCTATGGCGGCAGACACGATGCCGAAGATCCGACTCGTCCAGACTGATTACTGCGTCATCACCTATCGAGCCGCCGGCAAGGATATTCTCGGCGTGATGCACTTCGGTTGGGCGGATGGCTATGGCCCCTGTAACCATCTCGATCGATTTGAAAATATCTGAAGGTTTAATTCAATGATCAATAATCGCGGTGCCACCGTCATCGTCATCTGGTTCGCGTGCGTCATCTCATTGTTTTTCTGTCTTGGCGTAGGCCAATCCCCCGCCGACGAGATCACAGACTACTGCAAGGATATCCGCGCAACGGTCGCGACCCTCGGACCCAAAGAGGCCGAGCGGGTAGCCCGAGCTGCTGGCGCCAGCGAACAACAAATCGCCGAAGCGAAGAAGTGCTTGAGGCTGAGATAATGCATCACGGATTTATGTTTTGAAGGCTATAGCTCTAGCCGCCCTCGTGGCTGCTTTTTTATTGCCTGCTAGAGCCGACGCCACGACGTGCAAGGCTTCTTTCTATCACGAAGGCCAGATCACGGCGAATGGCGAACGTTTCAAACCTGATGGTCTTACGGCAGCTATTTGGGGCTATCCGTTTGGCACAAATTTACGTGTGAACTACAGGGGCCGTTCGGTTGTCGTGCGTATAAACGACCGTGGTCCGGCCAAATGGACCGGGCGATGTATCGACTTGTCGCGCGGCGCGGCTCGTGTCCTTGGCTTTCTTAATGCTGGCGTTGTCACGGTAACTTTCGAAGAGGCATAACAAATGGCCTTGTCCGATGACGATCTTCGTCAGCGAGTAGAGGTTTACAATAGACTTGGAAATGCAGCGGCGTCGCGCGAATTGGGTATTGACCCAGCGACGCTGCGTTTCAGTCTAAAGCAGGCGGCATCGCGCGGCATGATGCTGGACCGTCCGCCGACAATGCCGGGATTCCGGATCAGCCAGGTCACTGACGGCCCGCATGGGCAATCGGTCCAGCAGAAGCCGGAGCACGGCGGCCAATTCGAAATGCCTCCTGGGCATACGGTCAAGGGCGTCTCTACTCTGGTCGGACCGGATGGCGCGGAGATCGTCAAATGGATAAAGACCAGGGAAGGCGAGATTGACCCGCTCGCCATCGCCGAGTCGCTCAAAGAAGCATTTTGCGATTACCGGCCTGCCGCTCCGGTTACGCCTGCCCCCGTTACAACCTGCGCCGAATTTCTCACGCTGTTGCCTTGCAACGACTGGCACATCGGAATGTACGGATGGAATAAGGAAGTCGGCACCGACTGGGATTTGAAGATCGCCGAGGATACGATCGGCCGCGCGGTCGAGGATACGATAGCGCGAAGTCCAGCGAGTGGTCGGTGCATTGTGCTCGGCGGCGGCGACCTGTTGCACGCCGACAATTCCAATAACACCACGGCGAAAAGCGGCAACATCCTACAAGTCGATGGCCGCTATCAGAAGGTTGTCGGCGTTGCCACGAAGCTGATGGTCCGAACAATCGACGCGTGCTTGCGCCGTCACGACCACATCACCGTCCGGATACTGCCCGGCAACCACGACGAGCATAGCGCGGTCGCCGTCGCCTACTTCCTCGCGGCATGGTATCGCAACGAGTCGCGCGTTACCGTCGATCTCGACCCCTCGTTGTTCTGGTGGTTCCGTTTCGGCACGGTGTTGCTCGGGGCGACGCACGGCCACACCGTCAAAGCGAAGGACATGGCGAGCATTATGGCGCATCGCCGCGCCAAGGACTGGGGCGAGACGATCTTCCGCTTCGTTCATTGTTTCCATGTCCATCACCGCGAAATGCTGGCCACGGAAGGCAAGGGCGTCATCACGGAAGTGCATCAGGCACCGATCCCGCAAGACGCGTGGCACTTCGGCGCCGGCTTCCTATCTGGGCGCTCAGTTAAGGCGATCACTTACCACAATCGATTCGGCTGGTACGGCGACGTCGTGACGCCGATCCAAGACGCGGAGGTGGCGGCATGACGACGGTTGCCTACAAAGACGGCCTCATGGCCTGCGACTCGTGCTGGACCTGCGATGACGTCGTCGACACGCTCACATCTAAGATCGTGCGACTATCGTCCGGCGCGCTGCTGGGCCAGGCCGGCGACAACGATGCCAGGGCGGTTGAGCGTCTGCTGGACAAAGTGAAGACACCGGCGGGCCTGCCGTCGCGCGACGACATCCTGAAGATCCGCCTCGATTATATGGGGCTTCTGGTGCTGCCACGTGGGCGCATCTTCAAGGTGTCGATGACACATTCCAGCGAGGCGAACTGGAACGCCGAATTCAAAGACGATGTCGGGGTCTGGGAGATTGGCGGGTTCGCCGCGATTGGATCAGGTCGCCTGCTTGCCATCGGCGCCATGGCGGCCGGTAAGAGCGCCCAGGAGGCGGTTCGAATCGCCTGCCGATACGACATTAATTCGCGACCACCTGTTTACACGGTCAAACTTGCTCGATGAAAAAGCGCGACAAACTCTAGGCCGCCATCGTTCTTATCTATGGATACCAAACTAATGAAACTATTCGGGAATCATAACCCTTGGGATGGCGCTCCCCATTGGGCCGTTGAACTACGCGAAATGATGGGCGTCATTATCTTTAACCAAGGAACTGAAATGTCTCAATCTGACGATCTCAACACTGCCGTTACTAACCTAACTACCGCTTTCGGCGCCGAACATGTTGCGGTTGGTGTGGAAACGGCAGCCCTTTTGGCTGCACTTGCCGCTGCTCCCACGACCGATCCGGTTCTCACTGCCGCTGTGACGCAGGCGGTTTCAAACATCACTACGATCACTGGTTCGCTCGCAACGGATGCTGCGGCTCTTACCGCGTCGATCCCGGCTGCCACCACTGTTCCGGCGCCCGTCGTAACGCCTCCCGACGTTCCCCCGACCGTAACGCCGCCCGTGATCGCGCCTGTAGTGGTCACTGATCCGGCTGCTACGCCTCCGGCTGCATGAACTTCTATGACGATTTTGGCGGATGGCCGATGGTGTTCTTTATCACCGCAGTAGCCCTTGGAATTGATGCTTTTGGCTTCTGGATAGGTTGGTTTCCGTTGAAGTAATTCGGCCTACGGGCCGTTCAAAGGTTGCCGGGCATTTCCTTGACCGGCAATAGCGAGGACCATGCTCGGTCCTGTTTTACGCCTCCCAACTGACTTGGCCCGGTTCCTTAATTGGAATCGGGCTTTTTTGTTTATTCGAATCTAGAAAATTCACCGTGATATTTTTTAGCAGCTTCAACGTATGCAGAGTGAGCTAGTTCAGACGACCCAAATGATCCTAGGTAAACACACTTGCCAGACACCTTAATATGCGACCGCCAACGACCTCTATCTTTAAAGGCCCCTTTCAACCCCGACTTTATACGCGCTGCGTTAGCGCCGTTTTGGGCTCGCGTTGCCTCGCGCAAATTATTCCAACAATTGTTGGAACGGTTTCTGTCCTTATGATCAATCGGTTTCCATGATGGTGATCAGCACGCTGCGCAGATGCGCTCACGCCGGTCCCCTCAAATGGAACCGAGGAAATTAACACGGCTGGCCCAGCGCCCGCGATGGAGCAGGAACATGAGAGACTGGATCGGGATGGCTATCGTGGCCGCGATAATGGTCGGGCTAATCGCTCTAAACATCTCGTGGTTACTTTGAGGCGCCACCATTACCACGCCGTCGAGGTGCCCGGGCCCGTCGAGGCCCGGCGCGCTTCTTTTTTGTCGGTTCCGGCGGCGCATCGATCAGCGATAGCTGCGATGGTTCAACCGCCCTGCCAGCGTTCCAGATTATCGGTACTGGCCCCTTTCCATCCCGCCTGAGGGTTAATGGTCCCTTTTGATTTTTGCAGTGGTCCCTTTTGGATCGGCTAGGCTGTGAAGACACGAATCATCGCGGAGCGCCCCGTAGGGCGCTTGGGGCGCTTATCCATGTTGCAGGACGTCTCCCGGCTTCATGCCGAGCCCAGTCAGCGAGTGGGTGTTCGCCTGAGCGACCGCCTCGATTGTTTCATTCGAGCTAAGTGTTAGCTTTTCCTTGAGCCGCACAATGGCGACGCTTTGGTCTAGCTCGTAGACATAAAAGGTTCGCGCCAAATCAGGGGGCGTTCTTACTCGGAACAGCCAACCGCTGGGCTTATCGATATCGTCAATGCTGGGACTGTTCATATGGCTAATATACGCCCCGAATCCCCCATTTTCCAGCCCGGAATCCCGCCATAATCAAACTGACCCACTACCCTTTTGGGACTTGCGGGGCGGAACCGGAATCTATATAGTAGTTTTGCTATAGGAGGCGTTCAATGCTGCCTGGTATTCCGATTTCCAAGCCTGCCGAATTTATGGGTTCGAGCCGCGAAGACCTCGCGGAATTTCCGGTTGAAGTTAAAGACGTTTTTGGTTTTGCAATTTTTCAGGCTCAGTTGGGCGGCAGGCATCAACGCGCGAAGCCGTTGACAGGCGGAAAAGATTTCAGGGGCGCGAGCGTTCTTGAAGTCGTTGATGACTTTGACGGTAACACCTATCGGGCGGTTTATACCGTGCGATTTGCTGGAGTGGTCTACGTACTCCACGCGTTTCAGAAGAAATCGAAATCAGGTATCGCGACGCCCAAGTCTGAGATCGCGATCATTAAGGCCAGATTGGCGAGAGCGAAGGAACACTACGAAGAGAATTATAAGGGGCGTCGCGAAGCGGTCTAAACGACCCAATGGCTAATATGTGAATGTGTAGAATGTCGAGAAATGAGAGAATAGAGCCATGAAAAACGATATGACAGTCAAGAGAAGTAGTGGGAACATCTTTGCTGATATCGGCCTGCCTAACGCTGACAAACACCTTGTGAAAGCTCAGATCGTAGTCGCCATTGGCAACCAAATAAGAAATCAAAACCTCACTCAAGCGGCAGCGGCTGAGAAGATTGGGCTAAGGCAACCTGATGTTTCAAAGCTGCTAGATGGTCGCTTTGAGGGGTTTTCTCTAGAAAGACTTATTGGCTTCTTATTGGCATTAGGGAACGACATTACAATCGATGTTGGGCCCACCAACGATAACTATGCGCCGGGCCGCCTAAAGCTCGCGCTGTAACCATAGCTAAGATCGCTAAGAGGCCGCCTCAGTTGGCGGCCTCTTTCTTTGGCCCACCTGATCCAGCCGCTTGCTTGGCTTGGTCCATAATCAACTTCACAAATGCA